TGGAGAATAAATACCAGGGCGGTGACAATCTGCCAGTATCGGCAGCCGCCAACTCGGAAATCCTGTTCGCCCTGATGGTCAATCCCAATGTGCTCGGTGCCGGTATGCCTGGTGGTACATACGCAGGCAACCAGGGTGGTTCCAATATTCGCGAGGCATTTCTCGTGAATATAGCCAATGCGTGGATTGACCGGCAGAATATCCTGGACCCAATAGAACTCTACATAAAGATAAACGGTATGCCGGAATGCGAGTTGCGCTTCCGTAATACAGTCCTGGTAACCCTTGATACCGGCAGCGGTACCAAAAAAACATTGAGCTAATGATATTCAGTGCAGAAAAATGGAACAACGGCAAGGAGCTGAAAGCGGTGATGAAGGTGAACACCGCCATCTCCTTTGACATGATGGAAGCACCTCTTCGGAATGCTTTCCGGCAATACCTTGTACCGCTATTGGGCGATGCGATGGCGGGTGAAGTGGTTGAGATATACAGATTCGGTCCGAATCCGGATGTACTGGAACAGAATACTGAAGGGGCAACCGAACGAGAGAAGCTGGACAGTTGCCTGTTGGAGATTTGCAAGCGGGCAAACGCGAACCTGGCGTTCTGGAATGACTTTGATGAAATCAGCATGCGCATCACCGATGCTGGCTTCCAGCGACAGAAGTCTGACAACAACGAGTCATTCCAGCAGGTGTATAAGTATCAGGAAGATAACCTGCGGACATCGTTACGGAACAAAGGATTCAATGCGCTTGACGAACTGCTTGAATTCCTGTATGCCCATATAGCGGAATATCCGGAATTCGCGACCTCGCAGGCTTATCAGGACCGTAAATCCGCCATCGTTCGCAGTACCGCGGATGTCAATGACGTCTGTTTTATTAACGGCAGCCGGATTATCTTCCTGCGCTTGCAACCGCATCTGAAGTTTGTCGAGGAAATGCTGCTTCAGCCGGCTATCGGTGACAAACTGTATGAACATCTGATTGATGGGTTGGTCAATCAATCTGAAGATGAAGGGCGGCGGAAAGATGTGGAACGTCTGCGCCTGGTCTGTTCCCGCTACATTGTTGCAATGGCGGTCAGACGTCTGTTGATGGAAACGGGTAGCATAACGGACCGGGGACTATACTTTACTACGGTACAGCCAGGTGAAAAAGGAAATGAGGAAAGGAAACCTGTCGATACGGAACGGATAGCCATACAGATTCAGAACCTGAAGGCGGATGCGGATATGTATATGACGGCTCTGCTAAGGACGGCACGCAGTTATTTTTCAGAGCTGTATGTCGGTGACCCCAGGAGGATATTCGACCGGAACAATGACCATAAACATACATTCTGGACATGAAAGAGCTTCGCATTGAATACATCAGCTTCGGCATCTGGCGTGAAGTGACATGCCCAGTACCGGAGAAATGGGAAGAACTGACACCGGAACAGTTCCTGCTTGTGTCGCGGCTGTATCTTCAGGAAATGGATGAATCATCATTCCTGAAGAAGTTCTATTCCCTGCCGTCCGGAGCCGGTTCCGACAATTATTACAGGTATAAGTTGGGCGAGCTTGTGGAATTCATCAGTGACTGTCGTGTCCGGATGGACCGCTTCATACTTTCCGATGTAGCGGGACTCAAGGCGCCGGGTGAACGTTTGAAAGGAATGTGTTTTGAACATTTCATGCACGTGGACACGGCTTTCAACCGATATGCCCGTGACGGCAAGGATTCCTCACTGGATGTTTTCGTGTCAATGTTATATCTGAAGGACAACGAGTATATTGTCCTACCGTCAGGAGGAAAAAGCGGCTTATTTAGCCGTCAGAAACCCCTGATATTGCAAAAACGGGTAATGAAGGTGGCAAAGATTGACAAGCATGTCAAATACGCTATATTCCTGAACTACGTTTTTGTCAAGAGGTGGCTCTCGAAGGCTTTTCCTTTCCTGTTTCCGCTGGATGACGAACGGGAACAGAAGGACGAGCAAAAGAAGCCGGCTGTACCGTCAGTCAATTGGCTCGACATATTCGATGCCTTTGTCGGTGACGATGTGGCGGTCATGGAAAAATACCAGGCAATGCCGGTGGCAACCGCATTCCGCCTGCTTAATAAAAGAATACGTGATGCTCAAAAACAGAACAAATGACATTTTCAGAGTACATAGAGAATTTGGCTGAAAGGCATGTTGACATCCGGCACAAGGAGAACGATGAGGTGCACTTCCTCTCATCCGAAAGGGAGAAGCATACGGCATTGGACAGTGTGCTCCATTATCCGGCGGTGATTCTGGACCGTGGTTCCGGATTCGGTTACGGCGGTGGTCCGGGAGCTTATAGAAAAGACCGGAATTACCTGTTGTTTGTAGTGGAACATGTATCAGACACTTCTGATTATGTTCAGATAGAAACGGTTCTTGGAAGGTGTGAACGTATTCTTGACGAGATACTCAACCAAATACTTGAAGACAAACGGAAGAACCGCCAATGGTTTGCTTTCTCACTTGAAGAGGTGGAAGCGGATTATGTTGTGAACTCCGATAACCAGCTCTACGGAGTCATTGCGGCAATACCGTTGTCCGAACCTTATAAGTCTATAAACTGCCGTAAGGCTTTCTTATTGGATAAAATTTTTGACGAAAATTTTGATAAAACTTATAAATGATATGGCTACACAGTCTTATGAACAGTTGATTTCCGGGGCAAATAAAATCAGGAAGAATGAACTACCGGAATCCAATACGGCCGGACTGGTCGGGGAACAGCTTCTCCAAATGGTAAACAAACAGCAAGAAGAGCATCGGCAGAGGGTAAAAGGAACCACCGAGTACAATGTTTCCGTCCAGAATCCTACTTCGGGAATTGACGGGAGTAACAAGTACGGTCTGAAAGGCGCTATTGCCCAAGTTCCGCAAGAACTTAGAAACATCGGTCTGAAAGTGTCATTCGTCAATTCGGATGGTACAGTAGAAATGTGGGAGTATCAAGGAGGTACATATACCAATTTAGATAACTGGAAATCAAACGAGGGCAAGCTTGCAAGTATCCGAGACGAAGCCATTGACAAAATAAAGGATGCGGAAAGTGATGCAATTTCAAATTTCAGTTCCCAGCGCGTTACTCCGGAAATGCTGTCCGAATCAACCAAGCAGTTTATTAATGCAAGTGGTGGCGGTACAATAAACAATCTTGCGGATGACGAAGACCTTGTGTCTGTAGACAAAGGGGAAAACTTAAGTGTTTTAAAATTTGCTGACCGCCCTTTTAGTCCTGACAGATTCAGCGGCAAGGGGTATAAGATATTGCGTAGGAATATTGTTGGTAGAAAGAATATTCTTACCCAGGAAATGATAAATCAGCCTGATACTATATACGAAATCAGGTATGATTTTGATTTGGATGGCGCTGAGATAAGCATTCCTGAAGGGTGTATTCTAAAATTTAATGGGGGGCGTTTTTTAAATGCGTTGAATATCAAAGGGGATGTAGAAAACAAATACTTAATGCCGGAATGGTTTGGCGCGTCCAACGACGGTAAAACAGACAGCTCTGATGCATTTAATGCAATCGTGCAAATATGTCGCAGTATAAGATGTTCCAATAAGAAGACTTATCTGTTTACCAAAGACATAGATGCAAAGATTTTGAATGAATTGTCGATTGACATGAATATGTCTTCTTTCATAGATTTCCATATTGTCATAAACATGAATGATGGAATAAATGATTGGAGATCGGCATACTCTTCTATCGGGCTTTCAATCAAAGAAGGATTTATCATGTCTAAAGGCAGCGATACGAAATACCGTAATTGGCAAATTCCTGTCATAATCAGTGGGGGTCCTGTACATTTGGATAATATGAATATAAGGCGGGTTCCTTATATACTGGCATTGGCTGATAGATATATTGATGTCATGCGTTGGCATAATGTCATTTATTATTCATGGGAGGATACCTATTCAGATGTAACATACCGGCTTGATGCTATAAATGTGGTGTTAAGGGATGGTACTATATCCAAAATGAATGAGGGACAAGAGTTAGCGGGAGATGCTTGGATATTTAATTCGGTAAATGAATTCAGAGGGTATAACGAAAAAAGGACTTTTGATTATAAGTTAGGTACATTCAGAGGAGGACTGTATACTAACTTCATTAATTGCATACAAAGCAATATAACATTAACTCAAAAAATCAAAGCTAATTTTACCGGCTGTCACTGGGAAATCAGCGGAGTTACAATTGAAGGTAGTGGAGGTCTCATTCAAGCCAACTTTATAGGCTGCTATTTTTATATGAATAGCAGGATATTAAGTGAAAATCAAGGCGTAACATATATTGGTTGTTATTTTAGAGGGCTATGGGATAAAGCCGGAGATATGACAATGCCTGAATTTTTGAACAATACTGATATTGTGGATATGAATTGCGTGTTTCTCAACTGTAGAATAGGGGGGACATTGGTTGATACAAATCGGTACAAAGCCTGTTATTATAATTATAAGAGAACGACTTCATTAGGAATGCGCCAGTATGTTATGGACGCTTTTAACAAAGGAAATATTGAATTAAGGGATACCGGTAATATTATTAATAATAGGGAAAATGGAAGTTATAAATATACAATATATCTGTTGTGTGGAGAAAATATACCTATTGCCAAACGTGTGTTTAATATGGATATTACTGATAGTGATAAAGGGAAAACGCCATATTTCTATATAAACCCGGGTAAGAACTATGGGTTTGAGGTATACAGAGAGTCACCTAACGGGAAAAAAGAAGTTGTTGTTGGATTCAGTTCGGTTAATGACGTTGAAACCTTATCGTTTCAGGATTTTTCAGACTGTGCATTAATCGGTGAACATGATTCTACCTGGTCAACAATGAAGACATCGGTATTGCTGTGGAAACCAGTAAAGGACGACATACCGGACAAAACTTTATACCCGCATTTTTTTTACAATCAGGGAGTCTTGATGTCAACGAATGGGAATTTAAAAAGTCCGTTTCTTGATTTTTTCGCAATTCCATGTTTAAATGTAGGAATTACTTCACAACGTCCTGGCAATGCAGATAATGGTTTTCATTTTTTTGATGTGACCCTGCGTAAACCTATATGGTGGAACGGTTCTTCATGGGTAGATGCCAGTGGAGCTACGGTGTAGTATCTTATAATTGTTTATAGGGATTAGCATTTGAAAACCCCTAATTTTTCAGTTTAGCAGCAGTTCACTGATATGAAAAATAACATCTTATCCACCTCACCTAAGATGTTATTTTTCATACCATAAATAATGAGCAAAACACTACACCGTAGCTCCACTGGCATCTACCCATGAAGAACCGTTCCACCATATAGGTTTGTTTATATCTGTATCATAATATTGAGAACCCTTATCCGCATTAGTAGGTCTATTTTCAGTCTTACCACTGTTATTGGCAATATTTCCCAAAAAACTGATAGGGATTTTCTCTAACCCTTCAGGAAGTGAATTAGTAAACTTATAAGTTGTTATATTGTATTTAAGAGTACAGTTAAACAGAAACGCTCCGCTTATATTACATTTTATAAAAATATTTTTATTCACCTTATCTATATAAGCTTCAAATCCTTTTATGGCATTGGTATAATTGAAAAGAACTCCCTGGACATTGCCGCCACCAAAAGAATATAAATCCAAAATATTATTGGATTTATTTAAAGTGTTCAACAAGTTGAATACTATTCTGAATACACCGGGATTGTCAATGGAGTAATTTATCACAATAATATTATTCTTGATAAGGATTGTATTGTCATCAGACAATGTGCCAATTGACGATTGAAACTTTTCTTCTATATCATCATCTGTAACCGATTCATTTGAAGTTCTCCCAATTTCCTGATTTGACAGTATGTTTTGAAAATCAGTATTTTTATACAGTCCAAAATACCATACAGTCCTTGAATCTATATTGAATTTGAAATTTGAAACAGAAGCTATATATAAATTATCATCATCTTTTTTCTTGATGATATATAAACCTGTTATAGAACTTTTAAAATTCCTTATGTTAGATATGTTAGGAAGAGACTCTTCGGCATCATGCCTGATATAGAACGGATATTCCACCATTGCATCACTTATATGATTGGCAGTTTCAATATAACTATTATATCTACTGATAGTACCCAATGTATATCCATTAGCGGTAGAAGATATTTTTCCTATAATGTAATAAGTAGCCATTTTATTAGAATAAGTATTGTTTGATTAAATCCTCAACTTTTCCCAAGTGCAATTGTTTAGAATACCATGTACATATGAATTTGGGATTTAAATTGCCTGCAAAATGAAACAGACCTTTATTATACAAATGAATCAGAGGGGAGTACTCTGTAAAATTTTTACCGTATTTTACGGTATTATCTGCCGGATTCCGCAATGTATAATAGCTTTCCGAAGCTCCACTCTCCGTTATTGAGTTTGCCACATACTTGCCATGGCTTGACATTGTATTATATAGCAAATTGAAGGGAGTGTATATATCCGTGTTCTCTTCTGTTGTAAATTCATCCTTTAACCCGAAAAATGGATATATATTTAACCCTTTATAGTCAAACTTATTGAATAAATCAAAGGGCATATTGGATTTGTCCCCCCTATACCCCGATATTCCGACCTTAAATCCCCAAGCCTTTATATCTGATATTAAAGACCTGGTTATATTACACATATCCTTATTCCCTTCATCTGTAGGCTCATACCACTCATTCAATATAAATATTGCATGTACGTCATTCTTTCCTACAAAATCTCTGGTTATATCCCTTACTTCATTTACGTAATTTCTATAAAATTCCACATTATCCCGTCCATTATAATCACCTCCATCTATATGGAATTTGACCGCTTCTATGTTTACGCCGTTAGCATGGAAATAATCATAAAAATTTTCCGGATAATCCCGTATAATATTCCCTTTCTCATCGTTATGTAAGGCAATAACTACCGTTATACCTATACATCCGCATGACTTAATGTAATTGATGAATTGTGTAGGTTGCTCCACCGGAGTTTCCTTAGACCAATACCCCACATTCAGAGTCAGTATCGTATCATTTTTCTGCTGGAGCTTAGAATATGGATTTATAGGAAATTTGTCTACAAAATTATTGTCTATATTGCATTTAAGTTCATTTGAATAATCCGGGGTATCTGAATTTATACACCTGACATAACCAATGGAAGTCAACTTGCCATTACTCAAACTTCCCCCGTCAAATTTCAAAATGCAGTTTTCGGGAATAGTGATTTGAGCGCCATCCAAATCAAAATCATACCTGATTTCGTATATAGTATCAGGC